CATGAAAGCAACCCTTGCTTTTTTGTGACCGCATCCATTTGGCAAGTTCTTGAGCCAATGACAAATCCTCTTTAGTTTTGTGCATTCTCACCACCCTATACGAACCAAGTTCCAACTCATCGAATGAATCAACGTATTTTCCATCGTTATTCTCGACCATAGCCTTATTTACTTTCTTAACAGTTACAGTCATTTCTTCTATATCATCCTCAAGGATTGCCAACTGGGTTGGCTTTTCCTTAATTAGTGTCTGGAGTTGCTTCCCAACAAACCTCTTAACATCTTGCTTCGTCTCTGTGGTGCAAATCAGCTTTTATGATTTGGCTCATATCATCTAACTGAGTTTGAACCATTACCCCATTTTCAAGGACAGATTGAATCTGTTTCTTCGATGGTTTCTTGAGGGTTACTTTTGTGTTGTTTTTGCTCATGTTGTTTATCCTTTTCTAAGTTAATTGGGCAAAGCCCGTATTTGTTGCCAAATCTTAATCATATTATCAAAGCGTGTCAAGTTCTTTATAGTTTTTAAGACCTTAAAAAGTCTACACCTTATATATGGAGGGTAAAAAATCCCTATTTTTAAGGGGATTTTGTACTGTTTCCGCTGATCCCTAACCAAACCAAAGGCAATTATCTACAATAGGTCTACATGGCTCTATATAGTATCAATACGGGATTATCTTAGGGATTCATAGCCTAGCATTAAAAAACTGTTTTATGAGGTTCTAGACACCATTTAGGGATTTACTCTCAGGAAAACGTGCAAAACGTGCAGAAATCAGCCCATACGAATTATTTATGACAATTCCTAATACTTTCGAGATTTATTTTTCCGCTGATTCCTAAGTGGTGGTAATGTCTACTATACATAAAAGCAAGTAATATCTTTAAATAGGGCAATATTTAATTAGAGTAATCTATCAAATGTCAATAGCTAATTTTAGTTGGACTAATTAGGCAAAAAGCAAGTATTATTTTGGTCGATGGTCATTTATTTGTACATACAACCAACCCACCCACAAAAGCAAGAACTTTCTCCAATGCCCGTTATGAGCGTTACAATAATTCAAATCGTGCAAATCGTGCATTTGATGGGGTAGGGGCGGATGAGTTCAGCAGGGTATGGCTATACCCGTATCCCCCTCAAAATAAATAAAAACAAAGTCTTGTGTGCCGTGCCGTAAAAAAAGACAAAAGAAAGTCCATAAAACCTTGTATCAAAATAAGAAAGTCCGTATAATATACCATCATGAGTGTCAATCTACCCGATAAGTTAAAACCCTCTATGGCTATTGCTATAGATATGTTGGTTAATGACCCAGAGACTAAGATGAAGGATGTAGCCGAAGAATCTGGGGTAGCTGTGTCTACATTAAGGCGTTGGCTTAAAGACCCTGAGTTTGTTGAGGTGTTCTACCAAAAGTATATGGTTACATTCGGTGCAAAGCTACCAAATATACTTAATAGTATGATTCGTGAGGCGGAGGCTGGTAATGTACAGGCTGGTCGTCTTGTTTTAGAACACTCTGGTAAACTTATTAAGCGTGTAGAGGTTGCCAATCATAAAAGTCCTTTTGAGAAATTCCTTACTACACAGGATGCAGAGGTAATGGATGTTGATTACGAAGACGTAGAGGTTTTGCCACAACGCCCTGTTGTGCCAGATAAACCCAAGACCAAAAGAGAGATTACCCAAGAACAAAGGACTTTAGATAAAAAAAATAAAAAACGCAGGGATGCTAGGGATTGGAGAAAAAGAGCTGAAAAGGTAGGGATTGAAAAGCCAAAACAAGGA